TAAAACTAGCAGAAAAACAATGGCAAAAGGCAACGACTAAAGGAGAAAGAGGCAAAGGAAAACGAAAGACAAATATTGCGTGGACAACGGAGCAGTGGCTGTTTGATTTAGTTTTTGATTATATGCGATCAGCAAATCGACAGTCTGGTTGGAATTTTGAAGTAGATGCCGCAGAGACTATGCAAATCGGTAAGTACAGTAAGGGTTGTTTTTATGATTACCACACGGATGGAGACGGTGTAACAGTTTACAATGAGCCAGAAAATAATTGGCTTCACAATAAAACAAGAAAGTTGTCGATGACAGTATTGTTAAACGAAGATTACGAAGGTGGAGATTTTAAATTTTATGAAGAAGAAGAAAATACAATTAAAGGAAAAGGAAGCGTTCTTGTATTTCCATCGTACATGCAACACTGCGTAGAAAAGGTAACAAAAGGAAATAGATATTCGTTAGTCGTGTGGTTTCTTGGACCAAGTTTTAGATAGGAATTAAAATGAAAAAAAGTTGCGATGTATGCACTCACTCAATGGAGAGCCAAGCCGAAGGTGAAGTGCTCTGCGTGGCTAATCCACCCGTACCGATTGTGACGATACAAGGTCAAATTATTAGTATATTCCCCTCCATGATGAAATGGGGGAAATGCGATGTTTTTGAAAAAGGCAAAACTCAAAAACAAAACTCCCAGCCTCCAGAAATACTGGAGCCAGACTTAAAGGTGATTAAATAATGGCACACTATGCTCAAGTGAACTCAAATAAAATAGTTGTTCAAGTACTCGTAATGGATAACGACATGGAAACTAATGACGGTGAAGCGGCTTGCATCGCTTGGTTAAAAGATAAAGTTCATGCAGATGATTGGGTGAAAACTAGCTACAACAATAAAATTCGCAAGCAATTTGCGGGTGTTGGCTACAGCTACGATTCTACTAAGGATAAATTTATATCTCCAAAACCTTTCGCTTCATGGGCCTTAGATAGTGATGACGATTGGCAACCACCAATTACGATGCCTGATGACGACAAGAAATATTCTTGGGATGAGGATGCTTATCAAGCTGACAATTCCAAGGGTTGGGTTGAAGTAGAGTAATAGAGAAATGTTATGGTCGCGGAAATTTTAGCTGGATTAGCGTTAGTACAAAGTGCTGTAAAAGGCATACGAGGTGCTATAGGAACAGCAAAAGACGTATCAGAGATAGCAGGAGATATTGATAATTTATTTAAAGGCTCTTCTCAAGTAGCAAAATCTAAAATACCTAACCCTATTCTTGCAAAATGGGACTCTGTGTTAAAAAGAAAATTAGGAGACAGTGCAGATAGGTTTTCTATAGGTAACGTTGCTAAAGCTCACATAGAAAGAAAAATGGCTGATGAAGCTTTAGACCAGATGTCGTTATTAATTAACAGAAGATTTGGACATGGTACTTGGGATAATATAATATTAGAACAAAAAGAGTTAGTTGAGAAACATAAGTCGGCAAGAAAAAAAGAAAGAGAACGTAAGGCAAAACAATTAGACGCAGCTTTTGAAATAATGAAAAACATAGTTGTATTATTAATAGGCACAATAGCTATAATAGGTATAGTTTTTTGGGCAAAGACTAAATAGGAGTAGATCTTGACTACAGTAAAAGATCTTGAATCTCGTATGAATACACATGAAGCGGTTTGCGCGGAAAGATGGAAAGAAACAATTCTAAGAATAAAAAGGATTGAGGTTATTCTACTATCTTCTGCTGGCGCTTTAATATTACTTATGGCAGGAATGCTTTGGAAAATATAAGGAAATTATTCTATGCCTTTAGTAAAAGTTCAATTTAAGCCGGGTATAAATAGAGAAAGCACTTCTTACGCCGATGAAGGCGGTTGGTTTAACTCAGATCTTATACGTTTTCGCAAAGGCCGCCCTGAGAAAATGGGTGGTTGGACGAGGCTTAGTAGTAACGTTATACAAGGAACGGGTCGGTCATTGCATGTTTGGGCTGCTTTAGATGGTTCTAAGTACATGGGCCTTGGTACGGAAACCAAAGTTTATATTGAAGAAGGAGGCGCTTATAATGACATAACGCCTATAAGAGCTACAACAACTTTAGGAGCAAATCCTTTAACAACGGTAAATGGTAGTAGAGTAGTTACGGTTACGGCTCCGGCCCACGGTGCAGTGACCAATGACTTTGTTACTATTAGCGGGGCAACAGCCGTAAATAGTATTACTGCGGCACAACTAAACACAGAACATCAGATAACTGTTATTGATTCAAACAGTTATACAATACCTACTGCGGGATCTGCTGGTTCAGGCACACTTACGGGTGGAGGTTCTTCTGTAGTAGCTGCCTATCAAATAAATACTGGATTAAATACTGTGGTAAGTGGAACAGGTTTTGGTGCTGGTTTGTGGGGTGGTTATTCAACAGGTTATGCTCAGACCACGTTGAATGACAGCGGTGGCATTAGTGATTCAGATACATCCTTTACTCTTACCAGCGCATCTGATTTTGAAACGGCGGCAACTACTACTAACGCCAATTTTTCAGATTCGGCTACAGTTATAACAGTAGCAGATTCTAGCTCTTTTCCTGATAAAGGAACTATATTAATAGGTAGTGAAAAAATACGTTACGGAACTAATATAGGAAATACTTTTGGTTCTATAACTAGGGGAGATGACGGGACAACAGCAGCTAGTTCTTCTAGCGGAGCAAGTGTAACTTTTGTAGGTTTAATGCTTATTGAAGACGAACTTATTCAATACACAGGTAAATCAACTCACACAATAAATGCTGGTGTAGTAAGAGGAGTTAGAGGAACAACTGCGGCTGCTCATTCAGATGGTGTTGATGTAAGAGAAGCTAATGATTTTGTAGGATGGGGTGAATCTTCTGCCACAGCGGCTCAAACAGGATCTAATATACGGTTATACAGCCAAGATAACTGGGGTGAAGATCTTATATTTAATGTTTATGACGGAGGTCCGTTTTACTGGGATAAAACACTAGGGCTGACAAATAGAGCTAGTTCCTTAACTTCGCAATCAGGAGCTTCTGGTGCGCCTACTATAACAAGACGAATTATGGTATCGGGTGCTGATAGACATGTTGTTTGTTTTGGATGCAACCCTTTAAATGAAACGGAACAAGATCTTCTGATGGTACGTTGGTCAGATCAGGAAAACCCTGTTGATTGGACACCTACCGCAACAAACACAGCAGGTTCGCAAAGAATTTCTTCTGGTTCTGAAATTATCGCTGCTCAAAAAACAAGGCAGGAAATATTAATATGGACAGATGTAAACCTTCATGCAATGCGGTTTGTTGGGCCTCCTTTTACTTTTGGTTTTAGTATGCTTGCAAGTAATATTTCAATAATAGGGCCTAATGCTATAGTAACGGTAGGTGATCAGGTTTTCTGGATGGACCGGGAAAACTTTTATGTTTACACAGGCCGTGTTCAAGTTATTCCGTGTACCTTACTGCGGTATGTTTTTGATGACATAAACCTAGATCAAAGCTTTAAATGTTTTGCAGCATCTAACAAAATGTTTGATGAGGTGTTTTGGTTTTACCCTTCTGCGGATAGTACAGAAATAGATCGTTATGTTAAATTTAACTTTACGGAGAACACCTGGGACTTAGGTACGTTGTCTCGAACAGCTTGGGTTGATTACGGTATACATGATAACCCGAGAGCTTCTGGTCAAGCTAGTGGTGTTAATTATACTTATGTACATGAATCAGGAGATGACAATGACGGTTCTCCTATGACATCTTTTATTGAATCTGGAGATTTTGATTTAGGAGATGGCGAACAATTTATGTTTATGAATAAACTTATTCCAGATATTGACATTACAAGTAGTGATGCAGAGGCTTCTGTAAACTACATTGTAAAAACAAGAGACTTTCCTTCAAACAGCCTCTCTACTAATTCTACCAATGCGGTTAATTCCAGCACTCAACAAGCTTTTTTAAGGGGTAGGTCAAGACAGGCTGTTTTAAGGATTGAAAGCAGTGTTACAGACATTGCTTGGACTTTAGGTGATCTACGTATGGACATGCGACCGGATGGGAGAAGGTAAATGGCTTCTTTGTTAGACCACACCTTTCCGAATGCTACCACGGAATACGATCCTGATGCTATGCAAAGAATACTGAGAGACATAGAAATGGCTCTTACTAAAATGG